AAGCAACGTCATAGTGCCTCCATACCACATCCGCATGCGTGATTATGCCAGGGAGTGCGGCTTCAGCTTTGATCAGATTCAGCAACCTGCGGTATCATGGCAAGGCAGGATCAGCGGTGGCTTGAGCGATCTAGGCCAACACATTTGCGATGTATGGACTAACTTGCCGCTGTACTCTCGCCAAATTATCATTGGTGGCACGATCGCAACCATCGCTCTGGCTGTAATGGCCAGACCAGTCGACCCTGTCCGGCGCCGCTATCACCAGTCATGGAACCGTTTTATGACGGGGCAGTCTGAGCTTGTGTGGCGTGTGCCAAGCGTATTAGCGATTCCGGAGATCAGTGACGCGGCCCGACGGACCGCCTATGCCACCATCCGCTACGCTTTGGGATGCATTGTGCCTGGATACGCTCAGGCCGTGATGATAGCCGTCACTGCGCTTGATCGTGTCGAGTCCAGATATTTGCATGAGCTTCTATTCCGCGTCACGTTTGAGGAGTGCGCTAAGAGCCTGTGCCAGCGTTGGTTCGGCTGGCTGGCAGACACGTTCACGTGGTACCCCCGGATGAATGGGCATTATGTCTTCGCCTTTTATGAAGTAGTGGAGAAGATGTATATCCATTGGGGCCATGCATCGCCAGCCAAAATCATATTTGTTTCTTTGGTGGGAGCCGCTATGCATTGTGGCATAGCACACATGAATTTCAGCGATCGTGAGAAAGTACACACGATCTGGAATTTGATGTGCTTGGTGATACCGGCTTCCGGTTACTTGCTCGCGGGTCGGAGTGAGATTGGCCGGAAGGTACACGACGTCTTCGATGGCATGTATGACGAACTAAAGCATGGCAATTACGTGTGCGGACAGGCTTTCTTATACGATTTTCCTTTTACTCCACCGGACGTGCGTGAAGATGGCAAGATTCAGGAGCCGTGCCCGCTCCGCCAGATGGAATCGCGTCCAAAAGGTATGATAGTCGTAGGCCCATTGCTTAGTCCGGACGCCCGCAAAATACCTGCACCCATAGCACATACTCCAGCCAATGAAAGGAGGTCCATTTACAAAAGGGTTTTGATGGTCACTCCTTGTTTGGATAAGGTTTATTTCAAATCTATTTTCAAACCGTTGTATGAATCGGTCATGCACGAGCTTTTTATGGATGAGAAGGTAGTGCCAATGGGTCGCCAGGAGTGGCTCGCGACGATGCCACCCCGGAGGCGTGGCATGCTTGATCAGGCATTCAAGGACCTGGATGCTGACCCGTGGCTGGCCAAATACCATGACGTTGGAGGCAAGATCCACGACCCGACGACTCGTAATTTGTTTTTAAAGGTGGAGCAAACCGAGTACGACAAAGACGCACGCGCTATTCAGGCTGGTCGAGACGTGTCCCTCGCCGTCGCAGGACCGTGGTGCATGTCATTGTGTAAGGCCCTCAGGGACTGCGGCAATGGGGAAAGGAGTTATAAAGGAATACGTGTGATATACGGCATAGGCAGGGACAAGACCTCGTCTTACAAACTCTTTTTCAATTTGGCGGAGCAAGGGCTGCCGGTTGTCATGATAACCGGGGATGATGTCCTCGTATCAACCGGCAAGCATATTTTCTCCATCGACGCAAAGCGTTGGGATGCGCATACCCTCTCCGAGATGCTAGGCTTGGGCAACCTCCAGTGGCTCAAGATGGGTTGTCCCAGACGTGCGTTCGATAATATGGAGCAGGGTTTGAACCGTAATGGGCGTTCCGTTTTTGGATTCAAGTATAAGCGTAAGGGCGGTACGGCATCTGGCGATCCGGACACCATTCAGAAGAACTGCGTAACTGGCACGCCCATTGTCGTAGCGGCGATATTAGAGTGCCTCAAAACCGGCAAACCGTTTGCGCAATGTTTGAAGGAGATCGCTCTACGTGTCGGAGTCGTCTACGAGTTCGTCGATGAAGACGGCATTGCGGTGGGCGATTGCGACAATTACCATCGGTTAGAGTTTTGCTCTTGCTACCCCGTGCGGTTGGCCGATGGTACCTTCGGAGCATGCCCCAAGCTAGGCAAGGTCTTCTTCCGTTTTGGATTGGCCAATCCAGGACATCCGCCTGATGTCTCTCTCAGGAGCAAGGCCCTTAGCTTGATAGCGGAGGCACGGCATTCATCTGTTCTCACCCATTACGCCGCCACCGCTTATCGTTGCGTTGGAGCCGGTAAGGTCAGCCTTGACCAAAGGCGCTTCACCGAGTACGCAACAACGTGGGACGTCGACCCGGATTTCGAGCTCGAAGATCAGCTCTTGCGCATCAGGTACGGGTTTGGCAGGGATGAGATAGAGAAAGCAATTACAGACATTTGGAGTGATTACGTACGCGGCAAGGTACTATTCACCAATGCAGTAATTGCAAGCATTATTGAGGTCGACAACTGATGTTGTCGGTGGCGGAGCTCGCGCGTTAAAACGAGCATTTGTGGAGCTCGCACTAGGAAAACGAGCAGAACATGTTAACGTGAGGCGGGTGGGAGGTTTGGTTTTTGAACCAAAACGTTAAACATGGTTCGCAAGGGAGGAAGAAAGAAAAACAAAACGATGGCTGGACGCAAAATTAAAGGCAAGGGAGACTACAAGGCTTTTAATTTGCGCGGCATGGCGCAGAGCTTGGACCGCGTTCTTAGCAAGATACCCAAGGGGACTTTTGCTAAACGCGGCGCCCAGATGGGAGCTAAGTATGGCCCTTTGGGTGCTTTGGCTGGTCGAGGATTGGGCGCAGGTTTGGCCGCTGTCACCGGATACGGCAATTACACCGTGCGCGCCAATTCCCTTAGCAAAGTGTCCACTTCTGTTGACATGATACCTCAATTCGTAAAGAACGATCATAGCATTCGAGTTGCCCACCGCGAGTTCATTAAGGACTTGACGGTGCCTAACGACCCGGCTTCTTTTAACTTGCAGGCTTATTTGATCAATCCCGCAAATGCTGTTCTATTCCCGTGGTTGTCTACTTTGGCTCGACAGTACAGTCAGTACAAGATCCATGGGATGGTGTTTGCCTACAAGACCATGAGCAGCGACATTACAGCTGGCGGTGCTTTGGGCACAGTCATTATGGCGACGAATTACAACTCCATTGATCGTCCTTTCTTTAACAAGATCGAGATGGAGAATAGTGAATTCGCCGTGTCTACCAAACCATCCATGAGTTTGGTGCATGCTATTGAGTGCGATCCGAAGTATTCCGGGTTAGACGTGTTGTATGTCCGCGACCCATCGTACGAGACTGCGGATACTAATGATCGCAGGTTCTACGATTATGGCAAGTTCCAGTTGGCGACTACGGGTCTGCCTGGTGCCACCGGGACTACCATGGGCGAGATTTGGGTTAGCTACGATATTGAGTTTATGAAGCCAGTAATCGGTGGCAACGGCTTGCCCACTTTCGTTGAGGGCGTTAGTGTCATCAGTCGTTCCGATGGCACAGTTGGTGTCGGACCATCTGATGAAGGCATCAACAAGCTGTGTGAGGTTTTCTTGCAGGGGGCTTCTATCGTTCCAGCGACTTCCACTTCTTATTCGCTTATGCCATCGTCTTACACCACCGATGGAGATCTCGGCATATTAGGCGATGTTGTTGAAGTCGACAGTGCTTTGCCCAGTCGATTCTTTTTGCGGAAGAATGGTCGTTACACGGTCACATTTGTCGGGTACGCACCAACTACCCCCGACAAGTTTCAGTTGGCCACCACGAGCGATCAACCCATCACGTTGACGCTGCTTAACACCGGTATAGCCGTTTCCAGCTATGAGGTGTATGGCGGCAATCGTGTGCCACGTGCTGTAACAGAAGTCAATTCCACTAATGGGTTGACTTACACCATTCAGTTCAACATTACTGTGACCGGGATTACCGACAGTAGTAGTTTTGTTCGCGTGACCCCATCCAATTTCACCACAGCATCCGTTGCGGCAGGATTGGTTAGTGGTCTCAAGCGTGACGTCTCCTTCCAATGGTTGGCTTTCGGTAGCAACACCCAGAATCCAACTTACACTCCTGTCATCATTTGATGACGATATATACGGGCCAAGATGACCTCAACCTATAATTACTTGGTTAGGCAATACCGACTTAAGCCGCGTCGGACCCGTCACGGACGCCGATCTGATTTTCGAATCGATCGTGTTGGTTACATAAAACCACCCTACTACCCCAGTGTAGATACACCTGTTCCATTCGTATCAGAACAGAAATGTAGGGTTTTGACTTTGACGCTTCGTCGTCAACTTCATGGGTACGGGCCAAGATGACCTCAACCTATTTGGTTAGGCAATACCGACTTAAGCCGCGTCGGACCCGTCACGGACGCCGATCTGATTTTCGAATCGATCGTGTTGGTTACATAAAACCACCC